AATTCCGTCTTGAAGTGACAAATTTGGCACAATTTTCATTGATTCTATCTTAATTTTAACAGAAAGTTGCTCAATTATTGACTTTCCACCACTTGCTAATGTTTTAGCCCTAGCGTCATGTGGTAGATAATGAAACTTATATTTAGCGCCATACTTGGTTTCTTGTTGTGCAATGTAGGCTGTATAGAATGGAATGGACTGCCCATTGCTTGAATGATAATCAAGGAATCGCACCTCACCATGTACCACCTGCCAAGTCCAAATGGTTGTATCATCGCTGTAGCCCAAGTCCCAGCTAGAGAAAAGAGGGAACATAGGGTCATACTCAATATCAGTAATTCTGCCTTGGTCAGTAAGTTGACGCATCTCTTTACCATAGTAAGCGCCAAGAATGGCTGACTCAAAGTCACATTCAAACTCTTGTAGGTATTGGTCTTGAGTCATAGACTTAGCTGCATCTTCTAACTCAGACTTAGGCAACAGCCCTGTTTGGCTTGCCCTTAGTGTCTTAGCGTACCAGGCATCATCCTTGGTAGCGCTGTTATATATATCCCAGAAAGCATTATGCCCTTTAGGCGTGCCAATGAATACCGCCCAGCCTAGTCTGTCTGCGAGGAGTGGTCTAATAATTTCACCCCAAATACGAGGGCGCATATCAGCATATTCATCAAGAACGATACCATCAAGGTAAAGACCACGAAGGGAATCAGCATTGTCAGCACCAAACAATCGAATCCTCGCACCATTAATGAGTTCGACCCAGAGTTCACTTTGATTAGCTTTTGCCATAACTGGTTTAGAGAACCTAAGCAAATAGTCCCAAGCAATGTTTTTAGCTTGGCTGTAATAAGGTGCAACATAAGCGTATCTCCCATCCTCTTTGTTTTCAATTAATGCTTTGTATATCAATTCATTAATACAGGAAACAGTTTTACCACATCGTCTATGGGCGACTATGACAGCCCAGCGTTCCTGTCTTTCATGGAAGTCTAAGAATACATCCCTAGGCTTATAGTCTAGTTCAACATCTATTACTTCTTCCAAGACACCACCATGCGTTGAGGGGCTTTCTCGTCACCTACTACTTCAGTCCTAGCTAACTTAGGTACTGAGTATTCAACTAGGTTTTGGACAATCTCACAAGCCTTAGCAGGATTAGGCTGAACAATAAACTTTCCTGTCTTATCGTCAAATATGCCTTCTGCGGTACTCTGAATCCACGATTGAATAAAAGGTATATTGGCATCAAGTAATGCTTTAATCGCCTCACGGGCTTCTGTAGTGGCTTTATTAGGCACTCCTGGCTTACGACCACCAGTCTTTTTTCTATTTTCTTCTACTTTATTATCCATACATTCTCAAGTGTTTGATTTGTAAGGGTTTAATTCTATCACTATTTAGTTGTAATCGTTACAGCATCAGGTTTTACATCAAACCATCTCTGGCCTTTATTATAAGCATCAATTAGTTCGCCAATGGTTACAGGTGTATGGTGTTCGTAATCAGCTAATCTTGGTGTCCAAGTAGTTTCGCTTGTAACAGGTACATAGGTTTGATAACCATCTATCGTTTCAGTAGTTTTCATGCCTTCTTTTAGCTTTACTTTACTAAAATCATTATTTGGATGTTCTACAAACTCTCTCATTGGCCCATAAATACTTCTGGAAAATGGTGTTGGCCCATTAGCCCTAACTCCAGGTTCAACTAACTCATTGCTTGATTTAACCCACTTTTTATCAACTTTCCACTTACCTGGTTCTGCGTTTGTATTTGGTAGAAATTGACCACCTTTATAAAAGAAACCATTAGCGTCAGCTACCTGACCACCTGCTTTAGCCCTACCTGTATCTTCTAAAGCGCTTAATTGTTGTTCAATCAACTCTTTTCTAGGTAATACTGCTTTTGTCATTCCAATAATAGGCGCTTGCATAGCTAATTCAGCCATTGCTTTAGGGTCACCTTCTAACATATTGGATTTAAAGGTATTGCCAGGATATGCCCTAGCTAATAAATCCATTTGGTTACGCTGATTTTCTTCAAATTTCTGCGGCAAACTAGCAAAGTGTTGCTTGATAGGTTCAACCAATGGTTGTTCTGTAGGTGGTGTATAACCCGTTCTAAGCAAATCCGCTAATGTAGCCATGATTAACCAACAATATCAGGGTCGTGGTATTTGTTCATGGCCTTTGACAATGCCTCTTTACGCTTCATTCTTTGATTGGCTTTCTTATTCAGAATGGTGCTATCGTCTAGCTCTAATGGAGGATTATGGTCTTGACGCTTTTTCTGCTGTTTTTCAAGCGTTGATTCTTTGTGCGGGCGCAGCATAGCGTTTTCTGGCGGATAGCTTCTTGTCATGTGTTTCATTACATATCTTTCATCTTTTGGCGAATCATGTCTTTTCTGCTTGGCTTTGCAGTCTTGGTGGCATCTTTAAAGTCTTGTGCGCTTGGTCTGCCTTCTGCGCCTTTTTTAGCCATCTTTTCGCCAGAACCAGCTTTAATGCGTTCCCGTTTAGCATGAATATTAGCGTATAAACCTGGTTTCATTCTTCACTCGCAATGTATTTAGCGTAGGATTCTTCTAACTTAGCCTTACGCTTGCCTTTAGCGTTATCTCGTTCTACATTGAGTGCAATAGCCAATGCCTGTTTTTTTGGCTTACCGGCAGCTACTTCAGTTTTAATGTTCTTACCTACAGATTGGGCTGACCCAGACTTATCTAATGGCATATTGAGTCCTATTTCAAAAAGCGTAGTTTGTAGGTGGTAGAGTCAATTAAATCAGCAATGGCATCTACCAAATTGCATAATTGTTCGTCTTGCGGCAAATCGTTTCTAGCTTCTTTTACAAACTTTTGCAGGCTTTGTAAGTATTTAATTGGGTCTTTTGGCTGATGATATACGCTTGGGAATGTATCAATCTTGTCGTAAGCACCCATATACGCTTCTACATAGGCATCTGTGAGGTCAACAATCTCATCATAATATGTGCCTAAAGCCATATGTTTACTAAAAGAATCGGTAGACCAATGGAAAAAGTGGGTATTTGTCGCTGAGTGCAACAAAGTGGCGGCAAACATAGCTACATTATCATTCATAGAATTACTCCATTTTTACTGATTTTAAAACATCTAGGGCTTCTTCGCTTGAATTTACCCTATATAAATGCCCACCTTTCCAACCAGCAATAAACTTAATCTGGTCGGGTGTAAACTTTTTATCTGCACCATCTTTTACTTCCATTAAAATAGTATGTCCTTCGTAGGCCACAAGTAAATCGGGTATTCCTGCGCCTACCATGTGCAACAAGTGGACATCTGCACCATTATCTCGTAGCGCTTTTACAACACTTGCTTGATTTTTGTCAACTTTTTTGGCGAATGTCATATTTTAGGTTAGTATTTGGTAACTTATTGATTATAGGGGAATTTCTTGAAAATCTTATTGCTGGATATTGAAACCTCACCCAATGTAGCCCATGTATGGGGGATATGGCAGCAGAATGTAGGATTATCACAACTGCTTGAATCTTCTTATACGATGTGTTATTCAGCTAAGTGGCTTGGCGAAAAAGATGTTTATTTTGATTCAGTACATCAAAGTAGCCCTAAATCTATGCTAGAGGGCATACACGGCCTTTTAGAAGATGCCGATGCAGTATGCCATTACAACGGCACAAAGTTTGATATGCCCACATTAAACAAGGAATTCTTGCTTCACAAGATGACGCCACCACCACCAATGAAACAAATAGATTTATTGCGAGTGGTTAAAAGTCAATTTAGGTTTCCCAGCAATAAATTAGATTATGTTTCCCAGCGCCTTGGATTGGGAAAAAAGAAAGACCATGAGGGTCATACGCTGTGGATTAAATGTATGGCTAATGATAAAAAAGCCTGGGCTACTATGCGTGAATACAATATTCAAGATGTATTGTTACTTGAAAAGTTATATAACAGGCTATTGCCTTGGATTAAAACCCCTGTAAATCAAGCATTGATGAGAGATAGGGATGGGTTTGTATGCCCTACTTGTGCAAAGCCATCATTACTCAGCAAGGGTTACAGATATACTAATACTGGGGCATATCAGCGCTATCAATGCAAAGCCTGTGGTGCATATTCAACAGATACAAGAACCGTAATACCTCACGCAAAACTTAAACATCTAGCATGAAATTAACGCCAGAGGTTGTTAGAAACCTTTACGCTTCTCTTTATTGTTGCTATCCATTTACTAAGTGGAAAATGCCCGTGCCTGAAGAAATAGACTTTGTAGTAACGGCTGACCCTGAAACAATGGGTACTTACCTATACGACACAGGTGAGGACTATGAACATACTATAACTATCTCATCTGCTAGGTGCGGTCATTACTACACAGTCATAACAACATTAGCACATGAAATGATACATCTTAGTTTTCATCGGCAAAAAGGAGATAAATGGATGCAGCATGGCAAACCATTTAGGACTCGTTGCAAGCTGGTTGCTACTGAGTTAGGTCTTGACCCTTTGGAGTTGTGAGTTACTCATAGCCCTTTCCAAGTTTCTGACTGACTCGTTCCAGCAACTCCTCACAGGATATTTCGTATTTTCTTTCAAAACCTTTGACACCCAATCCGTGAAGCCCACTATTTCCCCTA